ATACGACTACTCGTTTCACATCTATTCTCCATTGCTAGGGATTCCCTCCCACTGTCCACGCTGGACAAGCAATCCAATTATGGCATAGTTTGCAAGGTCAAGTAGTGTATCTTCAATAGATTCGTAGTTGGGCGTGTCGCCTGTATCTACTAGGTTGTTAAGCCGTGCAAGTTTGTCATACATACGCACACGTAGCCCGTTCATTGGACCACCAGGTGCTCCTGATATATTCATAGGACCATAGTCTTCATGCTTTTTAAGCATGATGTACTGCAGTTCTTGTAAGATTGCATCTAAATTTTTAACGCTCTTCATCAAGTATCTCCTTCATGTGGTCATCAAAATTAGTCATGGCTTCTTTGATTGAGAACTCAGCCCATACTTCTTCTGCTTTGCCGTACTTGCTGGCTACTAGAATAGCAGCCAATGCTGTAGTACACATCTTGGCATCTTCTAAATCACCCTTAACAAGGGTGTCGTAGATGTCATGCAATGCTCCTACTACATCAAGCAATCTATCTTCTGATACTGGAATACCAATAGCAAAATCTAAATGGTCAACGTGTTCCCAAAACGTATGGTCAAGCGGGGGTAATGCACTCTCTGATTCGCTCATCTAGCCACTCACTTCCTTGTTTAATCATCATGCTGTTGACATCTTCACCATCAGGCATACTGATAATGTTGACATTACCTAACTCTCTACTGATTTTCTTGCCAAACTCTAGCCCTGCTGCATCACCATCTGCTAACACAATGACAACATCAAAGTCGTCAAGTATCTTGGCGTAGTGTGGCTTCCAGTTGTTAGCCCCAGGTATACCAATAGTAGGATGAGTTGTTTTAACTGACATCATAATGCAATCGAACTCACCTTCGGTGACACAAATGTATTTGTCTGCAACAAAACATGCTTGTGTATTAAACATGGTTGTCTTAGCACCTACTAGACCCATGTACTTAGGGTCTTCACCATGCATACCACGGAATCTAATATCAACTACACCTGACGGTGTAATGTATGGAATAGCAAGTCTACCTTTGTATGGCTCATGCCCTGGAAGCGGTTCGTCTACCACCCCCAGATGAAAGATGCTTGCCTCGTCTACCGAGAGTTGACGGCTTGCCAGATATTCCTCTGCGAGATTTATCTTTGCTGCGTATCTCTGTGTTGCCTGAAGCAAGAACTGACGCTGCGAATTTGACAGCCTCACGATAATCACCACCTTCTTTGTACATAATTAGGGAATAAGTATCGCCCTTAACTCCACAACCGTGGCAGATAAAGGCGTTTTTATCAAAGTTTACTGCTGCTGATGCATGTGAATCTATATGAAACGGACACTTCATCTTGCGCCAACCGCTGCCCATAGCAGGCACGGTTGCGCCTATGTAGTGTAGGTACTCACCAATATCAGGCTTGTCCCTTTCCAATTGCTCTCCTTAATAAATCTACATACACATAGCCAGGCATGGTGCAGTACCAATCTTCAGGGCTTCCCCTACCCTTACGTTTGTGCCACACCACACCTGTCCATGCGTTGTCGTTAGCCATCTCGACTATCAACTCTTCTGTCCACCCCGCCAAGTCCATCTTGGCGTGGTTTTTTATCTCTATTGTAACTCCAGGTATACCTGAGATGTCACCTTTATCTAGGGTTGCACCAGCCAAGCGTCTGTCTACATAAGGAAACCATTGCTTGAGGTACTTAACTACATCTCGCTCTGCTCCTGAGCCTTTGGCTTTGGCTGCGCTACCCATTACACCTTCATCTCTACTTGTCTGTAGTCTCTTACTACATCCTCTAAGTACATAGAGGCTGGGTCAAATGATAGTGATACGTATGTGTTACCAGTAAAGTCTGCTTTACCATAACGGTTTTTAACAGGGGCTACGCATAAGTATGCGTCTGGTCCCTGCATCATCTGTCCTACTGTCAACACCATAGCAGGTACTTGACTGACCATACCTTGCAACGCTGAGCGTGGCTGACATGGAAAACCTTGAGCACCTTCTTTAGTATGGTGTAACACTAGTACACATGCATTGGTATCTCTTGCAAGATACTTGAGTTCTTTCATAACCTGTCGCATAGCAGCAAACTCTTCGCCACCATCAACAGCAATGTCCATAAGGTTATCTACTACAATAAGCGTAGGACTTCTACCCCACATAGTTTCAAATGCAGATACTTCTGCATCTAAATCGTTAAGGGTTGGGCTGGGTTCAAACGACCAGTACAAATTAGAGAACTCTCGCAAGAGTTCTTCTGCTTTGGCTGGCTCTGTTTTAAGCATATGTTCTGCATGCGCTTGACTTATCTTTGCTTTCATAGCAAGTAAACGCATAGCCATAGTGTGTGCATTAGTATCGGCAGAAAAGTATAGTGTCGGTTGTTTTAGCCTTGCTGCGATATGTAATGCAATAGATGACTTACCTGCGCCAGGAGTACCAGCAATTACTGATACTTCTGCACGGCGTAGGATAATGCCTTCCCGTTGAAAAGCCTGAAAGGGAGGGGGTAATGGTTCTCCCCCTACCTCTGGCTTACCAATACTACGGCGTAATGTTTTCATTATGCCTTGGTCTGGTCAGGTACGAATGAGTTCCACTCTGCTTGGTTCTGCTTGATGTACTGAGTAGTACACTTACTTGGGTCGCCTTGTTTAGCAGGGCAGAAGTAACCCTTGTATGGACCAAACTTACCTGTTAGTCCATGGATGCGTGTCATTGTACCGTGAGGACAAGTGCGTGAACCTGCGCTTATTGCTGGTGGTGGTGTATCAAATGAGTCAACAACTGTGCCACCAAATTGATTAGCAATAGATGCTACTGCTGGGTTAGGTGGTACTGCTGCATTGCCACCGCGTACTGCTGTCTCTACTTCTCCGACTGCTTCTACAATCTGGAATACATGAGATGTTAGTGATGTAAACTCATCAGGTGTTTCAGCACGCAAAGTAATCTGTGTACCTGCTGCTGTCTTTAAGTTGATGCTGATAGGTGCTTCATTGCTGGGCATTTATTCTCCTTGAATAGGTGTTACTAAGGACTTTTTTGTATCTCGGAAAGTACGAACTTTCATTGCTAATTCTATACCCTTCCAACCTTGTTTGATGTCAACGAAATGCAGTTCACATTTACCACTACCTGCTGGTAGGTGGACAATGATTCCTTTCTCTTGGTTAACACCACCCCAAGAACCACGGGTTGCCGTAGCGGGGTCATACGGCAAGCCGTGTGCATACACCGCTAACTGCATGGCAATCTTATTTGGGTAGGCAATACTACCAGTCTTTAGGTCAGAGATATACAACTCTCCGTTATATTCAACTACACGGTCAGGTGTACCCGCAATTTTGTACTTGTCTAGTACACAGAACTGTTCAATGAATACATTCTTAAACTTCTTAGTTGCATCTGCATATGCTTGTATGTCTGCAACATACTCATCAGGTATAACTCCAAGGTCTTCACCTCGGTCATGTTTTTCTGTAAGCGTATGTATAGCAGTACCAATGTTGGCTTGTGTTGTAGCACCTGCTGCTTCCATTGCATCTTCAACCAACTTGTCCATCTCTAACTTGTTGTCTCTATGTGCTGATGCTGCTAGCAATAGGTCGGGTCGCAGCGTTAATCCTGCTGCAGCCATGCGTAACTTCCATGCTACTAGTGCAGTGCCATCATCTAATGAACCTGCAACTGTTGTTGTTCTTGTATACGGCACAGCCTTGCCACCTTTTGGTGGCACTACCATTGGTCTACCGTAACGGTCTCTTGGAACTTCTACTTCTGACATACGTCTCCCTTGTTAATAGGTTGGGGAGCAGGAACAAGGAGAGAGCCGAAACCCTGCCACCCCAACCCACTCATCATAGCATAGCAGGGGCTATGCGTTGATGTCATTGCCACAGTGAGGGCAAAGTTTTTCTCGTTTCTTATAGACCTCATGTATCACTTGGTCTTTAAAGTTTTGATGCACATATATCTTGCATCTGTTACGTGCTTTAACAGAACGTACTATAGCACCTGACTGGTGCAGTACTGACAACACACCACTAGCAGTGCCGTGATGCCAGCCTGTACCTTCGGCTAATTCTTTCCACGTCATACCATGTATACCTGCTAGTTTTAAATATGATAATGCTCTAGCCTGGTTGTTTGCTTCTTGTCCTGATGCAACATTATCTATAGCACGAGCCTTGGATGTATCAGTACCTGACCATCCAGCCGTACCTTTGTATGGTCTGTAAGGTACGTACTCTGCCATTAGTCTTCTTCTTCCATATCATTTACTTCAATCTGGTCAACCTCAATGTCGCCATCATAGAAGTCAACTGTTACATTGTCTGTAAAGATAGTCTCGGCATCATCTGCATCTTCTGCATCTACGCTGAAGGTACCAGTGATTGTGTATGTAGCACTGTATCTTGTTGTAAGTTTGTTTGCACCAATGGATTCAAGTAACTCATTGACATCTGACTTTGTGATTGTTGTTTCACCATCACTCCATTCACACTCACTGAAGAAGTCACGGACTTTATAAGTATTACTAATCCTTTGTGCGCGGTCTTCTGATGCACTTGCTTGGATTGCATTTACTTCTCCTGCTTTCTCAATGAATCGAATTACTTCTGATTCAGTGTAGTTTACAACACCATCTACTGTGTTAATCTGGATTGTGTTCATGTGTTCCTCTCATTGTTTAGTGTCCCGTGTGCGCTACTGGCGGGACAACCCAGTAAAAGGCAGTAACTGTATAGGAAATGAACGAAACTATACAGTAACCGTGCGCATTTACCCGATAGGTAAACC